GGATCCGTGCCATCCGTCCCGATACACTGATAAAGGAATCCTGTCTGATACTTTGCAGCGTCATTGATTGCCCAATACGCAATCATGTGCAGTCCGACATACAGGATGCAATTCGGTCCCCAATCCTTCGCGATAGTCCAATCGCCCTGATCTGGGGGGAGATCGCTTTTTAGCCGTTTCCGGACCCGGACTCTACCCCAAAGCGCTATCTTGCCTTCTTTTGCTTTTATTACTGCCATGTTGAAAAACTCCATACTAATTCATCGTCATCCGGCCCCCAATTATAGTCCTCGGTCGCATGAGACGAAATCTCAGCCGAATCCCAGAGAGCTACCCACTCTTCCGGATTGAACATTTCGTTCATTTTCTCGGTGCTGCCCATCGGAATTTTCGGATCGCTGGCCTTCTTTACTTGAATCAGCATATCAATGACATCCGGATTGTACTCGCCAAAATCGACTTTATATTGTGCCACTCCAGTTCCCAGGAAACCTGTCTCTACTTTCTGAATGTGATACCAATCATCAATCCCGCGCTGGCTATCCTTGATATAGATCTTCATTCCGGAACGGAGACCATCCTGCCCATCAATTAAGAACGCGCCTTGCTCTTTGGAAAACGCGGTTTCAGCCAGGTATGCTTGCCCCCTCAGGATCGACATTTCAACCAACGTTATAGTGTCATCCACGAGTTCATCTTCGTACCATTCACCATACCTGTCATACGATGACTGGGAAGGTACCCATTGAGAGATCGGGACATCGTACTGGCCTTCGAATTTCCACCCTTTATCCAGTTTCGAGGGCGCTGAGGCAAACTTGAGAATCTTCTCTTGGTAATTATGCAGCACATCATAATCATCAAGGCTGTTGATGTAATCAGCTCCTACGGTCTGCGCTGTCCAGACCGGAGCCTCGTCGGTGCCGGTATTCTTATAAACGAGCAGGGCAGTTTCGCCTTCAGGAGCGTGCATCGGATATGGCAGGGCAAAGTCCGTCGTGTTGCCGTCTCCGGACCTTTCGTATTCGGTATCGGAGCTTCGGTAAGATCCACCCCTGACGAGGACTCGATTGACTATCCGGTTCCCGTTCTTCCGGTATCTCGTAATATTGGCACCGAACGAGTTCACGCCATCCGGATTATCTCGATCGATTGAAAACGGGGCCTCTTCCGTCTGATCCGCAAAAAACCGAAGGTTTTCCCAATAGTCTATGTACCAGCTAAAACCATTGTAATCCGCCAGCCACTTTACCAGGCGCATGAGATCCCAACCCTTGCACTCCAGCCGCTCGATCGTCAGTCCTTCCTCCACGTAATCAACCAAAGCCCATGTCGCACCAGTTATTGTCCCATCGTTATCATTCCCGCTGTCATCTTCAGCAGTTGAACCAGTACCTTCATCGAACATCGTCCACAATTCAAGGTCTGTATCATCAACAGATCCACCACGATATAACCGGCCAATCTCTACATTGTTCAATTTTCGAGAGTAAAGCCTGCCGTCAGCCAACTTTCCTGATAACGTGTACGTAGCACCCCCTGCCCCCCACTTAAACGCGCTTGTTGTATCGTCTACAGGCGTACCCGCTAGAGTGTCTGATTTATCCAATGCAGCATTTACGTAGATCTCAACCAAACCATTATCGTATGTGATTACTACACGATACCATCGCTTTGCCTTCAAAGTTGTGTCTGAAGATACCTCGTTGTGGGAAGGGCCTGCTTGATAGGACGTAAAGGCGATTTTATCATTTGACCCTATTGAGATACGATATCCTGAACTGGTTGTACCTTTGTTGATTACCAAGCCAGCTTTACCAATGACGCTAGGCAGTGTATCAATATATAGCCAAAAAGCCCAAGTGTACTTTTCGCTGGCATCAAAGTCTAAACTGTGATCCGTGCCACAATTTACTGTACACGCCGTACCGTTAGCAAACTGTATTGCAGGAGCAGTCCGGATTTCGGGTTTGTACTTCTGGAAGGCATGTTGCAGGATAGCTCTCGACGTCTTATCTTCGTAGACTTCATAAATCTTCTTCCGATCGAGCTTTCCCGAATTATCTCTGCAGTCAAACCTATAGAGCTTCTTCACCCCTTCGATTTCCGGATCTGACGTGCCGATGTAGCCAGAGAAGTAGCGTTCATCACCAGCAGCATTCGATATTACGACAGGCGCAAGTTCTTCGATATCGAGCGAATCGTCGTCGTCCTCGATAAAGATCGTGGCCGTATCAATACGCTGAGAGAGCACGTTCGTAATTCTCGACCCTAAAGCGTCCCACTTCGAAGAGAGATCTACATCGTCAATCAGCAACTTCGCTTCCATTTAATTCAACGCTCCCTGGGATTCTACCTCTTCGGTTATCAAATTCACCGTATAACGGGCAATCTCACGGCCTCCAAGATTGATCGGGATAACAACGGTCTGAGGGCCAGAAGACTTACGATACTGACCTACTCCCAAAAATTCCTCGCCACCATGGGCGATGATCGCTACTGGTTCACCTGGTCGACCAGGGACAATTCCACCGGTGGCCATTGAAGGAACGCTGCTCCCTCCGTTTGAGCTGGCGCTTTCGGCTGCCAGTCTGGCTGACAAGACCTTCTCCCATGCAACCATTGCTCTGGTGGCCATATCCACGATATCCTGAGTCTTACCCTCGAATTCTGCTTTCAAGGCTTCCAATTTCTTCTTCGATTCAACTACCATCGCCGACAGTTCACGAACAACGTCCTCTTTAATCTTGACGGCGTTTTCTTGCATATCCATCCTTGCTTTCATTTGATTCAGGTTCGTCATCAACTCGCCATCGGGAGCAATTTGTGCTGCCAGATCCGCGATTTGATCAAGAGCATCCTGCGCACCGATTTCCGTGTTCTCTCCCAGGGCTTGCTCTGCAGCTTCTCTGATTTCCCGCGTTGCTCCCTCAGTATCAACCGTCCATTTCAGTTCCGTTCGTTCTTCGAGTTTTTTCAGATCCTCCATCGTCTGTTCGAACGCCTCTTGAGGGATCACTTTGTCGACGATATTTCCGTTCTCATCCTTGACCTGCAGGGTGACATTCATTGCTTCGTCCATCGTGGCCAGTTTGAGCTGATTGATGTTATGCTGGATCCGGAACATCTCGTCTTCAAATTCCTGGGTCCCTGTCAAGCGAGGGGCTTTCAGATCCTGCAAGGCGCTCTTAGTTTCCCTGAGCTTTTCTTCGAGTTCAGCTACCTGTTCTTTCGTCTTTTCAAAGGCGTCCCTGGTTCTTTCAAGATCTGCCTGAGCCATTTCCAGGGCTTCCTCGTATGAACCGATTTCATCGGTAGCACTTTTGAGAGCAGCTTCCTGTTCAGCAGCGATTCGCGCCTGCTCTTCAGCCGCGCCGGTCGCAATAGCAGTGGCTTCAGCCACAGCTTCTTGTGCGTATGCATTGTCTTGCTCTGCCTGGGTAATCGCCTCGTCGATATCTTTCAAACGCTGTAATATCGAGTAATATTCCTTAGATCCTTCAGTGGAAGTTAGCAGTTGGTTGGCCACGATTTCGTGCATATTCCGCAACTGAGGCAGGGAATGCTCCGACAATCCTTTGGTTACCTCCACTATATTGCTCGACTCTTTATGGAAGTGCTGCAGTGCCAATACGACCCCTGTTATTACTAAGGCTACAGCACCAATAATTCCCGTCGTGGTTGTCATAGTGGCACCAAAAGCAATCATCGCGGTCTTAGCTATTGCCAATGCTCCTACCAGCAGATGGAAACCTGTCACCAAAGTTGGCAAGATGATCAGGATCGGCCCTAAAACAGCAGCGAGGGTTCCTACGACTGCCACAATAGCGATAATCGTTTTAGCCAATGTGGGATTGTCTTCCATCCAGTCCGTAACCTTTGTTATCACGCCACCCATCGTTCCCATAAGTGAGAGTAGAACCGGAATCACGGTTTCGCCGATTTGCATTTTCCATTCATCAATGGTTGCCATCAGCGATTCCCACTGCCTGCCGGCACCATCGTTGATAATACTGAACGCATCGGTAGCTGCGCCGGCACCATCGGTAGCTGCGCTCATAGCTTCCAGGTCTTGCGCTGCCATTACAGCGTTATTACCACTCACGGCAAGAGCTGCATTCAACCCCTCAACAGATCCGAAAGCTCTGGCCAAAGCCTCGTTGTTCCCATTGGCTGCGATCCGAAGTTCCTCCATAGCTCCTGCGTAACCTAACGAATGCAAAGCTGCTTCACCGGATTCATACCCCATCTCATTGAGCAGGGTCTTCATATCCTCAGTTGGTTTTGTCAGGGATATCAGTGATGCTCGGATCTGCCTCATCGCCTGAGATGTTGGGGTCCCTTGTTTGGTCAAGGTAGCCGTTGCTGCTGCCACTTCTTTGAAGTCCAGCTTCATACTGGCTGCGATCGGGGCTACTTGGGACATGTATGAGGCCAATTCAGGGAAAGTGGTCTTCCCACCTTTGACAGTGGCAAAGAAGATGTCAGCTACTTCCTGAGCATCCTCCATCGGGATCTTGAAGGCGTTGATAACTGTGGTGAGCCCATCAACGGCTGTTTCGGTATCGGTCAGCCCCGCGATTGCTGCTTTCGATGCGACCTCAAGGAAATCGATTGCGTTCTCTTTCGGGACACCTGCGGAAATTGCCTGATAAAGTGCCTTGGTGGATTCAACTGCATTTACACCGAGTTCAACAGACATGTGCCGAACTTCCTGGGAGAATTCCGCGAACTCTTTGTCCCCCAAGTTCATCATGGAATTGACTGAGCGCATGCCGGCATCGAATTCGGAAAAAGCCTTGACAGAAAATCCGCCGATAGCGAGGATGCTCCCGCCAAAAGCAGTCATGCCCATGCCGATTTCTTTGCTATGCTTCATGATGTCGGACTTGAATTTGGCAGTTTCGCCTTCAAGTTTCTGGAAGACTTCACTGGCCTCTTCATCGGCCCGAAGCATCATGCTCAGTATGTATGCCATCTTTTACTCTGTGCTGTTGATTTCTTGGTCCCTTGCCACCATCAACTCTGCTTTGAATATGATTCGGTAGTCTTCTAAAACTGACTCCGGCATGGCCTGGTATTCAAACCAGTTAACCCTCATGCGCTGCATTTCCAAGATGTAGCTCAACTCGGGAGGCCATGCCGTTCCGTCCCTCAAAGCATTGAAGACGGCGTACTTTAGTCTTTTTTTTCGTCGTCATCCCTCAGAGGATCCAGTTCCTCAATCGTTTTCAGGATGCTATCTTCAAGTTCTTCGGACATTTTTGCTTTGTTTTCTGCGTCGCAAGGATTCTTATTGCCGTCCTTATCCTTAAACGACCAATCCTTGACCACTTCCTGCAGCAAGACTCGGTTGAATTCGCCTGACCGGAAATCGAAACTGATCTCCGTATCAACATCATCCTTCTTTTTGCTTTTGTCTTTGCTTTTCTTCGGAGTGAATTTCCCCCCGGCCTTGGTCATTGCTTCGTGGGCTTTTCTCTTGATTGTTCCTGTGACCTGTTCCAGAATATCGACCCATTCACCGTCTCCGAGATCGATCCGATGTAGATCGTCGTCCGTGATAATAAATCTTCCCATTTTTACCTTCCCCTCCTTCCTTTTTTAGCAGTTACCTTTTCCGCCACCAGTCCGCGGGCCTGCGCCAGGTCCCGGTGCTCGTCCACCACCACCACCTCGTCCTGTTCTTGATCCTCCTGCTCCGGTTGGCGGTCCCGTTCTATCTCCTCTCGGCATATATCCTCCCTCCTTTTAATTTATGTCAGCGCTGATACGCTGTTGGTTACTTGTGCAATGAGCAGGTCTGCGAAGACCGTATCCAACTGCAAGCTGGTGGTGAACTTCACTACATCAATCCCCTCTTCATTTTCCAGAGGCCCGAATACGTCGTACACGCCAGACCAGTCGAGTTGCAAGGCTGACGTACCTGCACCTGCCACTGCCAAGCGGAACAATCGGCGAGTCCCGGCCCTGGCAATAGCAGCCTCGGCTTCCATGTCGGAGTTGAATTCAGCCCGGATGTCCACCGTCAACTGTGGTTTCTTTTGCCCCAATGCAGTGAAGAAATTGTTGGCACTTCCCCTCATTTTCGGGAGGTAACCAGTGTCCAGCTTCCAGTCCATACTGATAATCGTTGCGGATTTTTCAGTGCTTCCGATCGTCCCTCCGGCAGCGTCGATGTAGAGTCTCATTTTGTTGCCAAGCATCGTCTCGACAGTCTGGCTGGCAAGCGCCCCGACTACTGGATTCCACACAGTCGCTTCGAGATTCCTGCCAAACATCTCGGCCTTCATGGTCATAGGGGCATTCATTTTACCCGAGATCTGTAGTGACTTGGCAACAACGTATGCCACGTCGTACTGAGCCTCGTCATCTCCATACTGGAAAGTGAACGACTTCGGGGTACTCTGGGCAGTAAGGTCATGCTTGTATTCCCAGACATAAGGGCCTTCGCCGGTGGGAGACCCGTTAGCAAGAATCCCCATCTCCAAGAGATAGATCAACTGCTCGAACGTGCAATCGCCTTCGAAGCTCAGGTTGGCATCTTCACCGACCACGACCGCCCTGGTGTTAGCAGCCAAACTACCGATCTCGTCCTCTGGCTTATGTAGAATCGGGGCAGAGATCGGCGCGGTGAGCTTCCCTAGCAATCGTGCAGTCGCAGCGTCAATTTTGGTGCCGGCAACTGTTTCCGGGACACACCTTACATCTCTAAACGCATACAATCCTGTGGTCATTTCTCGTTACCTCCTACTATTACTGCGTAATTAGTTACTGTCTTTATGCTTTGCACTGATATGCGTTTGTAGGCCGGACTTGGTTCTGGCTACAAAATCGCAATGAGGGCAAGCGAGTTCGTTTTCGGCGGGATCCGGCTCGAACGGAAGTTTTCCTTCTTCCGTTTCTTCTTCCGTCACGGCTTCCGTTTCCACTATCTTTTCAGCCTCATCATCGGGAGTCTTTGTTTCTTCCACCGGATTCTCAACCACTTCAACGGCTTCCGTTTTCGGCTCTTCCGGCCCTTCCTCAACCTTCACGTAGCACCCGCTGTTGAGCAGATCCTCTACCGAAATCGGGTTCTTTCTCCGGCCAAGAACATCGATATCCTCTTGAGTTAAATCTTTGGCCGGTACCGTCGGGCAATGCCTGTCCCCTCCGATGAACTTCAGTTTTGCTTCTTCCATGTCAACCCTCCTATGTTTTTCCTCGTCGTATCCACTTAGTAAATACAACGGCAACTACAACCCAAATAATTACGACCACCCAGGTCGGCATGTTGCCGAACCTTCCTGCTCCATACCACATGGCATCCTCCACCATCATCATGAGTGTTACTTTTAGGAACGTCGCCATTGGGCTCTCCTATGTGTAACGAGCTGTACATTGTACCTCAAACTCCGTTCCGAGATATGGGGCTTCCCCCCATGAAAGACTGCTCTGGCCTGAATTGGCTGTGATCTTAGCCCAATCAACTTTGCCATCGAGTCTGTAATTGCCCTGCAGGGCTGCTTCGAACGAATCATCGCCGGTGCGTTCGATATATTTCAGGATTGTGGCCAGTGCCGTCGGTTGATCCCCCCTGACTACAAATAACTGCACTTTGAAGGTAATTTTCAGCCGGTGGGCTACGTCGTTCTCGGGATATTTAACGTCTCCCAGGAAGATGACGAAACACGGCGTATCCGGAAGCGTCTCCGGAATCTCATGCGGAGCAAAGCCATAAGTAATACTTTCGATCGCCTTGAAGGTGTCTCGCAGCTTTTCGCCCATTTCCTTAATCGTCGGATCCGTCATCGGTGAAAATCCTTCTCGACCTGTTTGAGATTGTGGTCGAATATTCTCTTAACATTCTCGACATTGCGTTCGAAGGCTTTCTTGAACATGAACCGGCCTTTGGTCCCTTTCCTGGCAATCGATCGGACAATGGCAAATAAAGCCTCTTCCGGAATACCTTTCCGCTTTGCCCACGGTTTAAGATATTCCACTCTCGGGGGGTTCCCAGGCTTTCGCCCGTATTCCAGAGGTGGCAAGTATTTAACATTACCTCCCACCTGGCTCCACAAGGGTATCGGTGCGGTATCGGTAGCGTGAGAGATATCTCTTCGTGCTGTCCCCGTATCGACCGGAGTGCCGGCTTTGGTGGCACCTTCCAGTAAGGTGATCGACTGTTCGTGAGACCTTCTGAATGCAGGCCCAAGCAGAGTCGTCGGATTGATCTTCTTCTGGAATTCGTCCAGACCTTCCAACTCTATCCTCACAGGATCAACCTCCGTCGTTTCACCGGCACAAGCAACATGGAGACGTCCGGATCCAGTCCCCGGTAAATCTCCACGCCATCGAAAACGGTCGAGGAAATCATGGTCGCAAACGACGTGTCCTTCCGTTTGTAAAGTCGGGTAACAATCATCTTGCAAGCCTGCTTCACTGCATCCGGCACCTCAGATCCATATCCCCAAAGCGCGGTAGCCTTGATCGCCCTGTATTGCTGCACGAACTTTGCGATCTTTCCATCCGGTAATAGCGTGATCCATTTCTTCGGGGTCTCGTTCATCGGCTCCAGGATGAAATCGGTATTCTCGACCAACTCCACTGAAAACGTACCATCGCCGGCATAGTCCCATTCGAGCTTTGCCAACGTCCGGATATCATCGACTGACAGCATTTTCCTCCCGGCCTCGGTGTGGAAGTATCTGATTTCGGATTCATCAACACTGACTACAAATGTCCGCTTGCAGGCAAGATCTACAGCATGACAAACAGCTTCGATCATGCTATCGATATGGGTATCCCACTTCGTATCGGCCTCAGCCAATCCAACGAGAAGCTTGGCATCTGCTTTAGTGATATATGCGCGTGTCATCTATAACTCCGTAATACCGTCCTTGACTGCCTTTTCAATCGCAACTCCGCACCGGCTCCATGCTGCCTCGGCAATCTCGTGGTAAGTTCGGTGATTCGCAACATTGAACCAGGGAGTGCCTTGCTTGCGGTCATCCTTCCCGCTAATTCTGGTTTCAAACCGATACGTCTTAGGAGTTGGTGGCCCGTAGTATCCGGCTTTTCTTGCCAGCCCTGGGATGAACTGGACATCCAGAGGTCCTTCCTCGCCACCGACCATCCGAGGGATCATTGCGGTATATAAAACCAACAGTTCTTCCAACAACGGTTCGGCTTCAATTCTGGATTTATCATCGAAATGGAACTCGGCGTTATACCCTGAAATAGCGGGAAGTGTGCACACATCCCATCGAGCGGCTGAATAATCACGTCCCCAATCGACAAACGACTTCGGAGCTATATCGGCTATCTGTTTAACCAACTCACCCATCTTGTCCAAGTCAGACTTGCTGTCCTTAACTTGACTCATTGGCACCATGACGCTAATTATTACTACCTCGATCATAAGACCTCTTTCCCTAGACGCCCGATCTCAGCCATGTGTTGAATTGATAGCGCGTGATCTATAACGAGCGTTGCTGCTAACGCAAAAGTCCCTGTATTACCGGTCAGACTGACTCCTATAACTAGATTCTTTGCCATGGCCCCCCACACAGGAAACGCATGAGTCTCTTTCTCTTCATAATCAGGAGCTT